GTCGCAGGCGTCAGCGAACGCCTCGCGCGCGGGGCGCATGGGGAGGGGCGACGCCTCGCCGCCGTAGACCACGCGCCCGCTCGCGAGGACGGTGCGGCACGCCGCATACCCGTTCCTGTAATAATTCAGATCCACGGCCCTGCCGCGACCGTGCCAGCCTGCGCGGGCGCGGTATCCGCCGACGGATCGGATGCCGTGCCACTCGGCGAACGTCGGCGTCGCAGCGCCCCCAGGGAGCGTGAGCATCGTGAGTACGTACTCCTCGCGCAAAAGCGTCTCGACGTACTTGAGCTTCGCCGCGAAGCGCGGAACGACGCGACACGAACTCCCGAGGAATCGGATGCTGACGAGCTCGCGCTCGACGGCGGCGACCTCGGCGGGCGTCACGCGATCACCTTCGCGGGCTCGTTGACGCCGCGGTAGGTCTCGCGCATGGCGACGCGGTGGCTCACTTGATCTGCGTGCTCCGCGCGTCGGTGCTCCCGAAGCGCCCCGCACACCTCCGCGGCGACAGGCGCGACGACGGCCAGCGCGATCTCCTGCCAGAACGGGCGACGGTCGCTCACGCGCTCACCTGTCCGCGCAGGTCGGGCGCGTGCTCGTCGAGCCACGCGATCGTCCAGCGGCACACCGTGACCGGTGGCACGCCCCCGTCATCCATCGTGGCGTAGTGCGACCGCAGCGTGGCCTCCGCGACGGCGGCGCCAGCGGGGCGCAGCGCGTAGTGGCGGCGCAGGCTGTCGACGATCTCCGCGATGGGGCGCCGCGGGCCGCCAGTCAGCCAGGCGCGCACGCACTCCGTCGTGGCGTACGCGTCGGCCTCGACGTGCCCGAGGTACTCCGCGGCGTCATCGGTCGCGATGCTGCACAGGTAGAGCACGCTGTGCCCCACCTTGCGGGGCCACCAGCCGGCTTCGACGCCGCGCTTGTGCTGCTCGACGTGGACGCCCTCGTGTGGCTCGACGATCAGCCGCGTGACGGCGCCAGCGGGAGCGCGCCACGCCGCGGGCAGCGCGATCTCGGTGGCAATCGTGGTGGCGTAGTCGTCGAGGTACTGCGCGCCGCTCGGCAGACCGAACAGCGGCGGGTTGATCGACACGAGCGTGGCGAGCTCGAACAGCTTGGACGCGCCAGCGGCGACGGCGTCGAACGCGAACGCGATGCCCCGGTGCCCGAAGCTCTCGCGCTTCGTGACGACGGTGGCGCCGAGCTCGGCGCAGAGCGCGGCTTCGAGTTGCGCGGCGACCTCTTCGAGACGAGCGGCGGGGATCACAGCGCACCCCCGTCCGTCGATCGGGCGCAGTAGGCGACGCCGTCGGCGCGGAGGACGCACACGCGGCCCTGCGCCGAGCACGGCTCGTCGCCGATGGGCGTCTGCTCGCCGCTGGGGCTGCACACCGCGGGCTGGTCAGCGACGCAGGCGTACACGCCGGGCGCGGGGCACACAGGGCGCTGCCAGTTGGGGCAGCCGGTGAGCGCGGCCCCGAGGGGGAGCACCACGGTGAGCGCCACCACGAAGACGATCAGCGCCCGCACGCTCGCGCTCCCCCGCTGCCCGTCGGGCGCAGGGGGCGGGCGGTGTCGGATGGTGACCGCGCGCAGCGGCGACGGGGGCGGCGGGACGATGCTCGCGTGCCGGTCGCCGTCGGCCGGGGTGTCATCGGCGGGCGGCGCGGGGACCACGCTCACCGGCTGCGTCGAGGGCATCGGGCGGCCCGTCAGCAGCAGGAAGACCTGCTGCATGAAGCGCAGCACGTCGGGCGCGAGCGCGGCGCAGGCCTCGACGGCGGCGCGAGCGCGCGGGTACGGCGCGAGGATGCGCGACGCGAGCGCGTAGGCCGCGCGCAGGAGGCCGGTGGCGAGCGCGAGGTAGAGGGGGAGGGACAGCGCGTGGGCGTCGATCCAACGGGTGATGGCGGTCAGCGTGGGCATGGGGCTCCTGTCAGCCGCGGGGGTCGGGGGCACCGACCGCGGGGATGGTTGCGTCGTGGATGCGGGTGCCGAGGCGCTCAGCGCCGACCTGGAAGAGCAGCTCGGAGAGCGGGTGCGCGATGAGGTTGTGGACGGTCCATCGCCAGCGGGGCGGGAGCAGCGCGATGGCGCCCGCGAGCGTCACCGCGCACCGGCCGTCGAGCGGGTGCGTGTCGATCCAGTGGTGGTCAGCGTGGGCATGGTGCTCCTGGGGGGTGCTCATCCGAGCATCGTTCGCACGACGGCGAGCAGCGCGCTAGGATCAAGCGGCTTGTGCATCGGGGTCGCGCGGCACGCCGTCGCGCTGGCGTGGAGGGCCGACTCGTCGGCCACGCCGCTCGTCAGCACGGCCCGCACGCGGCGCGGGAGGGCGGACAACACCTCGTCGCCGAGGCCGTCGGGCAGCATCAGGTCGCACACGACGACGGCGCAGCGGTGAGCGTTCCACATCGCGCGGGCCTCGGCTGCGCTCGAAGCGACGTAGACCGGGACGGTGAGCGCGTCGCGGAGGACCATCGCCATGAGCTCGCGCACGGCCGCGACGTCATCGACGACGAGCACCGACCGCGTGAGCGGCGCGGTGGGGGGCTCCGACAGCCGACGCGCGAGGCGCTCGCCACGAAGCTTGAGCGTCGGGTCCATGAGCCGCAGCGCCATGCCGACGACGAGCGCAGCGAGCGCGCCCGCGAGCCACGCCGGGACGTGCGGGTGCCCCTCGGACGCTGCGAGCGCGCCCGCGCTGATCTCCGCGAGCGCGATAGCCCACGGCGAGAGGTGCTGCTGCGTGTTCATGGCATCCACAGGTAGGGCGTCCCGGTGACGGCGTAGACGGTCGCGCCGACGGTCACGCGCCCGCACCCGAGGTGAGCCGCCGCCGCCCACTCCCACGCGGGCGCCGACGGGAGCGTGGGAGCGCCCGCGGTGGGAGACGTCGAGAGCGTCACGAGAGCGGAGTCGGCGAGCACCGACGCCCAGGTGGCGAGGTACGCGAGCGCCGTGAGGCCGCCCGACGCGCCGCCTCCGATGCCCCTCCCGATCCGGACGGCGTCCGCGTCGCGCACCGTCAGAGCCGGTGTGCCTGTGGCGGCGGCTGCCGCGCCTCCGTCGAGGCTGTAGCGCACGACGCCACCCACGGAGACGGAGACAGCGTTCGTGTGCCACCCCGCCGTCGTGAGGACGCCGGGCAGCGTGACCGCGACGGCATCTGACCAGCTGTAGAGGATGAGGTCGCCCGCGCCGCCCCCGGTGCCCTCCGCGATCAGCCACCCGCGGCTGGCGCCGTCCGCCGACGTCGCGAGGTGCGCGCCCGCGCCCGCCGACGAGGAGGGCACATAGAGGGTGATTACGAAGGTGCTGCCGCGCACGATCGAAGGCTGCGCGCCAGCGGCTGGCGCGGCGACTGACCCGACGTAGGCCGTATCCGACCACCCGCCCGCGGCGACGGGGCCTCGACGCGTGGCGGCGACGAGGCGTGCCTGCGCGGCGAGGGTCGAGGGGGCGAACGCCAGCGCCGTCCGCATCGCAGCCGCGTCGGCGGCGCCAAGCAGCGCGCCTACCGCGACGCTGGTCGCCGTGGCGGAGCCCAGGCCGTCTGCGATAATCGTCGTCCCCAACAGGTCGGCGGCGAGGAGGGCGCTAAGGCCACCCCCGACGACCTCGTCGGGGCCGACCCACGTCGGGACGCCGCCCACGTCTCGGATCACCTGGCCGTTGAGGGCGCCCGCGGGGAGGCCGCTACCGCTGCCGCCGATGACGACGACGCCGCCGACGCTGATCACCAGCCACCCCCGGCGATGCGGACGGTGGTGCCCGACGTCGAGGTGAGCGTGATGCGCAGCGTGGTGATGGGCTCGCTGGTGAGCTGCACCGGGAGCGACGCCCCCGCCGCGAGGGGGATGCCCGTGACGACGGCGACGGCGGTCTCGATGAGCTCCGCGACGCCCAGGGGGGCGCGCGCGACGGACATAGCGGTGACGGGGTTCGCACCGGTGTTCTTCACGACGTAGAGCGCGTTCGTCGCTCCGTCGACGGGGAGGTCGATGGCGAGCGCGACGCCTGCGACGAGGGTGTGGGCGACGGCGATGCGGGAGAGGTACGCGGGCATGGGGCTCCGATGCGGCCCGAGGGGCGCCGCGGCGTGGGGGGGCGTGGGTGGCGGGAGCGTTACTCGTAGAAGCCGTGTACGTGCGCGGTGGCTCCGCCAGTCGTGCCGCTGCGGACGGTCTGGTAATCGACCACCTGCGAAGCCGTGCATTCGACGTCGCCCGTGATCGACGGGCTGGTGAGCCCGATCTCCGCGCGATGGAATAGCGCGACGTCCGAGGTGTCTCCGTCGGCGTAGATGCTCAGGCTGAAGCCGCCATCCCCGCCGACGCACGCGAGGGCCAGGGTGGCGAGGCGCGCGTGCGGAGGCACCAGCGCCGAGAGGTCGAGGTCCGCAGGACCCCCACTCGCGCTGACATTCAGGACCCTCGTTTCGTTGCCCGCGAGAGCGCTCCGGCGGTAGACCCACCGGCCGTTGCTCTGGCGGCCCGGGAGCGGGGAGCCGGCGGCGGTCGTGCGAAAGCATCCCAGGTAGACGTGGGTGGTCGCGCCAGTCTTGTAGCGACGTCCGGCCGCGGGAGCGGTCTGGCTCACCTGATAGCCGATGCCGGCGGATGCGTAGGCGTAGACGTACCACCATCGCGCGACAGCCCCGAGCGTGACGCCGCCCCCTTCGATGCTGGCCGCGGTGACGGTGGTCGCCGACGCGTTGTAGGCCGACGAGACCGTGCCGTTCACGAGCGCCGCGAGGTCGATGGCCCCCACGTCAACAGTGAAGCTGGTGAGCGTGCCGCCAGAGCGCACGCCGAACGCACCGTCCCACACGATGTGCGCGCGGAGTACGTACTGCGCGAAGCGCGCGCGGTCGGCGAGCACCTGGAGGTCGATCTCAATCACCGATGCGTCGAGATCGTCGCCGTCCTCGGGCGCGGTGATGACACCTGCCGTGTCGTAGGAGATCGCGGGGGTGATGACGTTGGCCATGGATCAGATTCTCCAGCGGGGGTTGCGGGCGCCCCAGACGCCCGGCGCACCCCAGGTGCTCGGTGCGCCCCAGACGCCGGGGGACGATTGAAGGATGACGACCCATCCGCGGTCGCGCGCGTTCGAGAAGCGGCGGGAGAAGCGGCGGATGCGTCGCACGTCGTCGCGAGTGGCGGTAGATCCCCACACGCCGGAGCCCCACACCTCGCTACCCGCTTGCCAGGTGCGACGGGTCCATCCGGTCGCGGACGCGAACGCGTACCACTGCGCCCACGGCGCGCGCCCGAGTTCGGTGGCGGTCGCGAGGGTGACCGTGAGGCCGAGTAGCGTGAAGACCGCCCCCAGCCCCTGTCGCGTCCCCGCCCACGGCCAGGTGTCCCAGGCCCCGAGGATGCGGGCGCGGTAGGAGGTGTCCGACTCGCCGGGGAGCTGCTCGAGCGCGGCGTCGGCGCCGAGGAGAGGGAGCGCGTCCCCGGGGGCGTCGGTGACGGCGCCCGCGAGCACGGCCTGTCGCGCGCGCTCGACGGTGACGTCCTTCTCGGCGCCCATCGCCGACGCCCACGCGAGGGCGTAGCGGCCGCGCAGGGGCATGATGTCGGCCTGGTAGACCGCGAAGGTGGCGGGGGCGGTGGTCATGGGTGCCTGTGGATGTCCGGGCCGTGGGTGCCGTAGGGTCCGGGGATGCGCCACCTACTCGCCCTCGCTCTCCTCGCCCTCTCCTGCGCCGCTGACCCGGTGCTCCTGCCCGATGCCTCGGGGGTGCCCGACGCGGGGCCTTGCGGGGGCGCCTGTGGCCTCGGGACGGTGTGTGCGGAGGGAGCGTGCGTGGCGGTCGATGCGGGTGCCGACGTGCCGGTCGCGGTGGATCGCGGGGCGTCGGTGGACGTGCTCACGGTGGTGGACGTGGGCGTCGACGCGGGCGTGGCCGATGCGGGGGCGGACGTGCCGCGCGACGTCGACCCGCGCCAGAGCGAGGTGTGCCGCGGGGTGCTCGCGACGTGCGACGGGCGCAGCGTGAACGTCCAGGGCGGGGAGCAGGACGGCGGCCGCACCTACCACTGCGGCGGGTGCGGGGTCAGCTGCTCGGCGGGCGAGTTCTGCGTGAACTGCGCCTGCGAGCGGTAGCCGGTCAGGGGAAGGTCACACCCGACGTGTCTGCCACCGCGACGCTCCCCAGCGTGACGCTGACGTCCGCGGCGGGGCTCGACAGGTCGACGTCGGCGATGCGACCGGGTGCGGCGCCGTAGATCGCGGCGTGGATGCCCGCGAGGTCGACCGTGGTGGTGTCCCCGTCGTCGGGCATCTCCAGAGCATCGACGTAGGCCCGGATCGCCGCGAGCACGGCGGCGCGCTCCCCTGACGTGCTCGCCGACCGAAAGGCGACCGTCCCCGTCACCGTGATGGTGCTCTGCGTCGCCGCGGCCACCGTCGGCGTGTCGGTGAGGGGCTTCCGTAGGTCGAGTTCGGCTTGCACCGCGACGACGGACGCGCCGCCGAGCGGCCCCGTGGCGTTCGCGACGTACACCGTGTACGCCCCGTCCCCCGTCACCGGCCCGAACGCGATCCGCGTGCATCCCGCGTTCGCGGTCGCAGGGGTGCCGTCCAGCGTCGCCGAGCGACACCAGTAGGCCACCGCGTCGCGAGTGAATCCGCTGCCCAGCGTCGCCCAGCGGGCGACCCCGCGGGCGAGATACGCGCCGTCGCCCTCGCGGTCGATGGCGTTCGCGGACAGCCACGTCGAGGTCGCGCCGATAACGGGGTTTGCGCAGGTCACCCCTGCGTTCGCGGGCGACAGGATGCGGGTGATCGACCCGTTCGCGACGTTACCGCCGGTGCCTGCGATCTCGGCGCGCACGCTGATGTTCACCGCCGCCGCGGAGGTGATGTTCACCCCGATGGTGTTCGTGCTCCGCCAGCGCAGCGTGCCATCGGACACGAGCAGCGCGCCCGCGGGGATGGTGTAGGGCCCGGCGCCGCTCGCGACGGTGAGGCGCACCTGGCCGACCGCGTAGGTGGCCTCGACGCGCGCGAGGTCGAAGCGGCTGGCCATGAAGACGTCGAGCCAGCCCTCTCCGGCCTGGGCCGCGGTCGAGCCGTAGGCGCCGAGGGCCAGCGACGCGACGGTGCCCTCGGCGACGGTGAGGGCCTGCGCGTCGGCGAGGATCAGCGTGCGCGCGGGATCGCCCGGTGCCCAGGCGTCGACCGCGAAACCCCCGCTGGTGAGCGTGGCGAGCTCGGCGGTGACGATCTGGTCGGCCGTGCGCGGGGTGGTGAGCTCGGTGATGCTGGCGACCATCAGAAACTCCTCAGGATCTCGACGGTGACGGCCGAGACGGCCAGGACGAAGCGGAAAGGACCGGCCGAGTCGGCGAGCAGGATGGTGAGGGTGATCACGCCGGCTGCGAGGGTCGCGGACACGTCGGCGCCGCGCACGCGCTCGTCGAGCATCACCTCGGCCTGCACCTCGGCCGCGATCACGAAGGCCGTGCGGTCGTCGGTGTCGGCGCCGAGGTAGTCGCGGACGTCGAGGCCCCACGCGGGATCGTCGCCGATGCGCGCGAGCAGCCCGGCGCGCGTGGTGACGCGACGGGCGATGGCCTGCGCCAGCGCGAGTCGGCCCGAGGCCAGCCGCATCGCGGGATCGAGGTCGACGACGCCATCGGCGTTGATCGGGGTGGAGATAGTGGTCATGGAACCTTGAGCACGTCGCTACCGCCCGACACCGCGCCGATGGCGCCCGTGGGTGGGGTCACCGCGCCGGGCGCTCCGATGACGGCGCCGGGGCTGTTGAGCAGCGCCGAGACGGCAGTGATCCACGCGCCCATGGCGCCGCTGCTGACGACGGCCTCGCCGTCGCGCGCCACCTTCACGGCGCCGCTGTTGATCGTGAGCACCGTCACGGCGCCAGCGGTCCAGAGGGCGGCGTAGGGAGCGGCGGGGTCGGCGCCCTCGTACCCCAGGAGCACCCGCTCGCCGGCCGGGACCGTGGCGCGGGCGCCGGGGAGGCCCAGCCGAACCGGAACGCCGGTGCACGGCGGGATGCGGGGGTCGTCGGGCACCAGGTCGAGCGTGCCGTCCGCGGCCTGCGACACCACCCGAGCGGGGTAGAGCGCGAGCCGGTCGAGGCGCGGCGAGACCCACCCGTCGACGAGGCGGCGGAGCGCGTCGAGCGGGCTCAGGCTGCTCACGGCGCCGACCACACGGTCGCGGTGAAGGTGTCGGACGCGAGGTCGAGCCGCAGCGCGCCGAGGCGCACGAAGACATCGGCCCCCTCGTCGCGCAGCTGGAGCAACGTCCCGGGGCGGAGCCCGAGGACGTCGCCGCCGAGGGTGTACCGGCGCTGCGACGGGTCGCGGTCGATCAGCGAAAGGTCGGCCTCGGGCGCGTCGGGCCAGGTCTCGGCGCCGACCCACACGTCCCCGCCGGGGAGCACGCGCCAGCCGTAGCCCGCGGCGTCGGCCACCGCTGTCAGGGTGCGGGCGGCGGCGCCCTCGGCCCGGTGCCAGAGGCGGCGCACGGCCGACAGGTCGGCGGAGGTCGAGGAGAGCGTCTCGCCCGACTCGGCGAGCGCGTCGCGCACGACGTCGGCCAGGGTGATGTCGCGGTACGCCCGCGCCGGGATCGTGCCGCGCAGGCCGCCCGCGCCGCCGACGATGCGGCCTCGCCAGAGCCCGTGCGTGACGCCGCCTTCGACGACGGTGCCGAGCAGCGTTGGGACGCCGTCGACCTCGACGGAGACAGCGCCGGTGATGGACTCCGCGGAGTCCACGTCGAGGTCTGCCGACCACACGCCCGCGAGGGGAAGGTGCACGACGGCGCGCAGGATCGCGGCGCCGCCGTTCAAGGTGAGTTCGCTCATGGGGTGGGTCTCCGTCCGGGGCCCGGCGTGGGCGGCGGCGTGGGTGCGGGCGCGGTCTCGGTGCCGGTGAAGGCCGTGCGATTCGCGCCGATGTCAGGGGCCGCGGGCGGGGTGCGAGAGACGTTGCGCGAGACCTGCGCCGAGGCGCGGAACTCGACGAACTTCAACGTGGCGGTCCACTTCGTGGGCCCCGCCTGCGAGAGCGGCCCCATCGACGTGCCGTAGAGCTTCGTGATGCCGGCGACGGCGAGCTGGGGGTGCAGACACGAGAGCGCGTTGCGAGGGGTCGGCGAGGTGCCGCGCGGGAAGACCACGCCGATGATCGCCTGGAGGTCCTCCCACTGCGGCGTGTCGATCACCGTGAGCGTTAAGTCGATCTCGGCGAGGTCGTAGCCCTTGTCCCGCACGCGCGCGCCGTCGCGGCCCGGGGCGTGGCGCTGGTCCAGCTTCCGCTTGATGAGGTCGCCGCCCCACTCGAAGGTGCCCCGAAAGAGGACGCCTCCGATGACCAGCGTGTCCCAGGTCTCCGCGTCGTCGAAGGGCGATGGGATGCTCACGCCGCGGCCTCGGCCATCTGGCCGAAGATCGACCCGAGCGCGTCTTCAACCTCCGCACGGATGGCGCGCGCGGTCTCGCCGGGCTGGCCGCCGCCCGTGACGTTGATCGTGAGGCTGACGCTCGCCCCTCCGCGGCCGCCGAGGGCCGGAACGCTGGGGTTCACGATGCCGCTCACGGCGTCGTTGGCCGCGGGGGCGCCTGCGTTGACGCCCATGGCGATGCCCGCGGGGATCTGCGCGCCGATGAGATCCGCGAAGACGCGCGACGGCGAGCGAATGCCGAGGGCCGCGCGCGCGCTGGCGATGGCCGACGCGCCGAGGCCAGTCACGGCGCCGGTCATGGCCCCGACACCGCCGCGGATGCCGTCGATGATGCCGCCGACGATATTCGTCCCGACGCCCAGGAAGGCCTGTCGGATGGGCAGGAGCACGCTCCCGACCAGCCCGACCACCGTGGTGAAGACGGCGGCGGTGACGCTCGCGAAGGTGCCGATGGCACCCGTGAAGGCGACCGCGGCGCCGCCAGCGAAGCCGAGCACCTGCCCGAGGCCCAGGGCGGCGCGCGTGATCACGAGCATGGTGCCGGCCGATGGACCGCCGCCCGCGGAGAGCTGCGCGAAGAGGGCGCGAAGGGGCGCGACGCCCGCCGCGAAGCCGGGACCCACGCCGCGAATGAAGGACTGCACCACGGGCCACGCCATCGCCGCGACGCGCTGCACCGTGGCGAACCCGCTGCTGAGCGTGGTGATGGTCGCGGCGATCGTCGCGGGATTCACGGCGCGCGCGAGCAGGCCGCCGATGGCGTTGGCCGCCCCGGTGATGCCAGCGCGGAGCGACGCCGCGGCGGGCGAGCCGCTGGTCAGCGCGGCGGTGACCTGGAGTAGGACGTTTTTGAAGGCGACGATTCCGGGGACGTTCCCGAAGTCGATCCCGATCATGAGGTTGAAGATGGCGTTGCGCGCGTTGCTGATCGCGCCCGTGAGGGTCTCCGACTGCCGCCGCGCGAAGCTCCCGAGCTGGCCGCCCTGGTCGAGCCGTCCGCGCACCGCGTCGAGCGCGGCCTGCTCGCCGACGCCCGAGGATACGCGGCGCTGAGAGATGGCGCTGATGGCCGCGCGGCGCCCGACCTCCCCATGGCCGAGGTTCATCTGGCGGGCGACGCTGTCGAGGACCGCCATCCGGCTCACGTTGGCGTTGGTGAGCTGGAGCAGCTCCTGCCCCTGCAACGTGCCCGTCGCGCGGATCTGCGAGAGCGCGAGCGCGAAGCCCTCCGACGAGCGCTGCCCGAACGCCGCGCCGAGGTCGGCGGACGCGGCGATCAGCGGCGCAATCTCGCGCTCGCCGAAGCCCGCGACGGCGAAGCTCTGCGTCTGCGTAATGACGTCGCGCGTGTCGAGCGGCGTCTGATTCGCGACCGTGACCGCGTTGCGGAACTGCCGCCCCGCCGCGGCTGAGGAACCGAGCACCGCTTCGAGCGCGACAAGCGACGACTCGCGGAAGCTGGCGACCTCGATGACGGCCTGCGACGCCGCGAAGCCCACGCCCGCAAAGGCCGTGGCGATGCCTGCGAGCGCGGCGACGGCGCCGAGGCCCACGCCAGCGACGGTGCCGAGGAGGGCGCGGCTCGACTGCGCCTCACGCTGCTGCGACTGGACGCGGGCGCGACCGGCGGACTCCGTCGCACGCCGCTGCTGCGCGGCGAGTCGCGTGCTCTCGCGGAACGACGCCTGCGTCAGGCGCGAGAGCCGCTGGAAATAGCTCTGGTGAGCGCGCATCTCCGTCGCGCGGTCGCGCTGCGTCTGCGCCACCTGCTGCGCCCCTTGGCGCGTGCGGTAGGCCGACTGCAACGCCAGCGCGCGCCGCTGGAACGCCACGCCCTGCGCCAGTTGGCGCGGGTCGGTGCTCGACGCCTCGACGCGGGTGCGGCCCGTAGGCGCCCCGGCGAAACGCACGCCGCCGGCCAGCGTCGCCGCGGTCGAAGACACCGCGCGCGGGGCCGATGCCCGGGCACCCCGCGGCGCTCGGCTCGCGATCCCGTTGAGCTCGCGCAGGGCCTTGGACTGCGCCTTGAGCGCGCCCGTCACCGCGCGGATCTGCACCGCGGTCCCCGCGGGGGCGACGCGAGAGAGCGCCGCTTGCGCCGCGGGGGCGACGGACGTCAGCGCGCGCAGGGCCGCCGTCAGCGGCGTCACGGCGGCGGCGATCCGCTTCGCCGTGCGCGACGCTGCGGCGTCCTTCAGTGCGAGGGTCCAGGTCGTGTTCATGGGTGGGCTACGAGCGGCGGCGCGGGGCCTTCTTCGCGGGTGCGGAGAGGCCCTTGAGCAACGAGCGGAACCCGCCGAAGAACTCGACGACGAGGTACGCGCCCGCGCGCGCCTCGGGGTCGTCGTGGTCGGCGCGGAGCAGCGAGATCAGGGCGTCGGCGGCGACGTCGGGGTCTTTCAGACCAGCGGCGTAGAGGGCGGCGGCTTGACCTCGCGCACGGCCAAAGGGCCCGCCGCGAGGCCTTCGGCGAGCGCGCCGAGTAGGTCGAGCAGGGCGGGGTACTCCTCGCCGAGCGCATCGAAGGCCGCGCGCTCGACATCGACCGACCCCGAGGGATCGATCGGCACAAGCACGGTGCGCGCGAGTTGCACCTGGGCGTCCGCCTTCGTGGTCGGGTCGGCGCTCCCCGCATCGCACTTGTGGGCCTGCCACTCGCCCCGCTTGGGCTTGCGCAGGGCGAAGCGGCGGCCGTTGAGCTCCCACACCCTCACGCTCGCGCCGTAGCGCGCCGCGAGACTCTGGTGCTCGGCGTCGGTGAGGGTGGCTTCGCGGTCGTCCATCACTCCCCCCGCTTCGCGACGAGGTACTTGCCGTTGCGCCGGATGCGCAGGATCGAGAGCTTGACTTCGACTTCGAGCGCGTCGGTGCCGTCTTCGGCGGACTCGTCGACGCCCATGATGCGGACGTCTTCGAGCACGTCGGTGTGGATGTCGGAACCCTCCCGGTACTGCACCGTGATCGTGCCGCGCACGTCGGCGTACCCGCTGGGGAGGCCCGCTAGCAGCTTCTTCCAGCCGCTCTTGAAGAACGTGACGCTTGCGTCGCCGGGCTTGTAGCGCCCCGACGTGCGGCCGCGCGGGTGACGACCCGTGCCGTAGACGACCTCGCCGCCCTCGACCTCATCGGCGTACTTCACGGACTTGATGTCGGTGACCTCGGCGCCGCCGAAGCGCGCGACGAGCGACGCCCACGAATATTCGTTGCCGTTGATGTTCATCTCGATCAGCTCCGCGAGAAGGTGATGGTGGTGGTGACCGCGTTGACGCTTCCGCGCGGGACGATGGAGACCGCGGCGGCGATCTGGCCGGTGGAGAGCAGGTCGATGGTGCGGTCGGCCGCGACCGTGACGCGCGTCGCGAAGGCATTGGGCGCGTCGACGATGGCGCGCTTCATGGCGGCAGTGACCTCCTCGTCGATGACGGCGGCGGCGGCTTCAGCGAGCTGGCCCGACCCGTCCGTCTTCGTCTCCAGGTCTTCGCCGACGTAGAGGCTCATCGCGTAGAGCGCGGCGGCGGCGCCGACGCACATCACGCGGATGCGCTGGACCTCGCCGAAGTCCGACGTGGTCAGCGCCAGCGTGCGGCTGGTGAAGAAGTACGACCCGCGCGGCTGACCGAGCACCGACTGCGAGGTGCTGAAGCGGCTCGCGTCGAGGACCGTGAGCACGGCGCCGTCGTGGATCAGGCTGGACTCGTCGCCATCGGCCATGAGGCCGACGATCGCGCCCGACTTCACGCGCCCGGGGTGCTCCTGGAGGGGGATGCTCGCGAGCCGCGCCGACCGCAGCACCGAGAGGTTGCGGCGGAAGTAGCTGCCCGGGTAGATCGCGCTCTCGACGTAGCCGTGAGAGGCGTGCACGTCGAGGTAGCGGCCCCCGTCGTAGCCAGTGAAGCCCGGGGAAGCGCCGCCAAGCGCCGTGTACCAGGTGACCGCGCTCTCGCCCGTGGCCTGATCGCGCGTGCCGCCGAGGGCGAACACGTACTCGCCGAGAGCCTCGCGCGCGACGGCCCAGGCCCTCATCGGGGCGGCGTGGGTCACGTCGATGGCGCCAGCGACGTGCGCGAACTCGTACCTGCCTCGCACCGTCGCGAGGCCGTCGAGGGCCGCGCGAAGCGTGGTGGTTGAGAAGAGCGGCGGCGCGGACTGCACCTCGAAGGTGTCGCCGACCACGAAGGTGCCCGCGGCGAAGGTCACCGTAATGCCGGTGTTCGGGAGCACGTAGACCCCGGTCGCGGGGATGCCCACCGCGGCGCCGTAGGAGCGCCCGCCGTCGAGGGAGAAACGCACCGCGGCGGTGAGCACGGACAGCGACACCGCGGCGGTCATCACCTGCGCGACGATGTGGAACGCGCTGAGGGGCGTGCCGCTGAACGCCGGGACGCTGGTGCCGGTGGCGTCGGCGGGCGTCGGGCAGGACGCGCCGACCGCGCTGAAGGTGTCGGCGAGCACGAAGGTGCCGTCGACGATGGTGAGCGAGAGCCCGAAGCCGATGACCGTGGGGCCCGCGAGCGCGACCTGCGGCGCGAGGTAGGACACCCCGCCGTCGAAGCTGATCGCGATGGCAGGCGAGCCCGCGAGGTTGGCGCCCGCGGTGGTGACCTTGATCGCCACCGCCACGCGCTGGGTGGCGGTGCCGGTGAGCGAGAAGACGGCCGTTGAGGTGTTCCCGCCGCCCGCCGCGATGGTGCCCGCCGCGCCCGACCCGGCGCCGCTCTGGCTGAATCCGCCGAGCACGGCCGCGGTGACGGTCGCCGCGCGGCAGAGGATGACGGGACCGCCCGACCGATCGAGGATGATCGCGGCGTCGTCGACCGCGGGGCCGTACCCGCCCGCGGCGACGAGCTGCGCCGGCGTGTAGCAGGTCACGGGCGTGGCGACGGTGCCCGCCGAGCAGCAGCCGACGACGGCGACGGGACTGCCGCCGGGGGCGACGACGCCGAGGCCGCCGTCGAGGATGGTGAGGACGTTGAGGAGGGTGGTCACGCGGTTTCTCCGGGCGATAGAAGGCCGTCCGCGAAGGGCACGGCGGGGGGGGCGAGGGTGGCGGTGGTGACGGTGGCGCGGAGCGGGGCGCGGTCGAGCACGCCGACCGGGAGGGTGATCGCGAGGTCGACGAGCTCGCCGAGGTCCGAAGCGGAGGGGTCGGTCACGTATGTTGCGCGGCTCCACACGGCGACGCCAGGGAAGCGCCGGTGCAGGCACGCGATGACGCTTTCGCGCAGGAGCAACACCGCCTCGACGTCGTCGGTGGCGTAGGTGCGATCGGGCGTCGCGGCGATCCCCCAGCAACGCACCGTGAGGGTGAGCAGCGAGGAGTAGATCTCGCGCCGCCCGCCCGGAAAGGCGTTTTTGCGCGCGCCCGTGGGCTGCTCGGAGGCGAGCAGCCACCCGACCATTGGCGGGCTCTGGTGCGCCGCGACCTCGCGCCGGCCGATGGTCGTGGCGACGCCGGGCACGTCGACCGCAACGTCCGCCATGACCGCCGTGACCTCGGCGCGCAGCGTGGTGGTGGCAGTGCTCATCGGGGGATGTGGATGCGCGCAGCGGCGTCCGCCGCGTCAGCGAGGACGATCGACCAGCCCGTCGAGAGCTGGCCTTGTGGGTAGAAGGGGCGGGCGGGCATGGTGCGGGTGCCGGTCATGTGGAGGCCCCCGTAGGTGGTGACGCGGTCGACGGCGTCCATCACGAAGCCGGTGCGGTCGACCCGGTAAAACGGCGCGGCGGCGAGAAGCCGGCCGGTCTTCACGAGCACGCGGCCGCCCGGGCGCGGGCGCTTCAGCGGCGCCCAGCGCTGGCCGTCGGGGGTCTTCGACCGGGCGAAGCCGTCGCGCACCAACCCCGCGCCCGACTGCGCGAGGGCTACGGCGACGTCGTGCTGCACGGTGCCGTCCGCCCACGCGGCGAGGCTATCGAGCAGCACGTCGAGGGGGGTGCCGGTCTGCCGGAGGGTCACCAGCCCCGGGGCGGGTCGGAGAGGATGCCGTCGCCCCCGAGGGTGGGCGCGAAGGTCTCGGCGACGGTCTCAGTGAGGTCGAGGTGCGCGATGCCGTTGGAGACGTCGCGCAGCCACTTCACCGCGGCGTCGCGGTTGAGCTGCACGGCTTCGTCCGAGCGGGAGCCCGACGGGTCGAAGCCGCGCGTGGAGAGCAGTTCGTGCGCAGCAATGCGCGCGACGGCCTGCTTGTACCCGGGGTCCGCGATGGTCCCCGCGGCGGGGTAGCGGGCGCGCAGGTAGCTCCGCGCGGTGGCCGTGGCCGACTCGCACGCCGCGTCCTGATCGCCCGTCGAGATGCCCGTGAGCGCCGCCGCCCGCAGCCCGAGGCTGGCGAGCTCGGCGCGGGTGATGTCGGCGCTCATGGCGTCTCAGCGCCGCTCAGGCGGTGCCGCGACCGATGCGAACGGGGTTGCCCGCCGCCACCGTGGAGCGCTCGCGCAAGCCCCAGATGTACTCGTCGCGCATGAAGGCTTCCGGGTCGGTCGGCGCGAACATCGCGACGAGCTCGGCCTCCTCGCGCACCTGGTGGATCAGGGCGCGGTCGTACAGGTCGGACGCGTCGATCAGGTACCAGGTCGTCGCGCTGTACTGCGAGAGCTGCGGCGCCACGATCGGCTCGAAGAGCCCGCGCGCCGAGTTCTCCAGCACCGTGCTGATGTTCGTGGTCGAGGTGCCCGCCTTGACCTTGAGGCCGCCGAACGCGATCTCGATTGCGACGTCCTCGAGCTCCGGCGGCACCAGCAGGATGCGCGGGTCGGTGTTGATGATGTCGTCGTCCGACCCGCGGATCGAGAGCATCTGCGCGCGCATCGCGACGGCGTTGTCGCGGGTGAGCGCCGTCGCGGTGAAGTTGTTGTCGAACGTCCTCGCCGTGCCGGGAATGACGTGCGAGTCGGCGAAGAGGGCCGAGCCCGAGAGCGACGTCGGGTTGGCCGCGAGCGCCGCCGCCATGAGGCGGTCGGGCAGGCGCAGGAGCTTGCCCGCGGCGCTGCGCACGCGCGACACGACCGAGCGCAGGGCGCCCGTGGCGTCGTCGTCGAGCGCCTCGCGCTTCACGCCGTAGGTCAGCTCGCGCTTGACGTTGGTGACGGTCATGGACCCCGCGCCGACGGAGTTGATGATGCGCTCGCCCTCGGTCCACTCGCGGAAGTTCCCCGAGTCGATGCCGAAGTGGTAGAGGTTCGCGGCGCTGGTCGAGGTCTCGCGCGATCCGACGCGCGCGCACCACGGGGTGTAATTTGCCTTCGCGCTGAACGCCTCGGTGAACGAAGCGCGGACCGTGCGGTCGAGCGCGGCGAGGTCAGATGACTTGAACTGGGTGGCCATGGTGGGGGTGGTCTCCGGGGTCTGTGGGCTGTGGGGTGGGTGCGGGCCCGATCAGGCCGCGGTCGTGGGGATGGCGCCCATGGGGTGGACGTCGATCATCATCGCGGCGGCGGACGCGCCGTCGCTCAGGGCCATGCCCATGCAGAAGGATCCGACCAACGCGTCGTTGGCGGGGTCGCCCGCGCCGCCAGCGACGGTGCAGGCGACCGCGGCCTTGGCGCGGCCGGTGGTGACCTGCACGGCGAGCAGGGCGCCGTCAGCGATGGACGCGCCAGCGACGACGCGCGAGGGGCCTCGGCGACGCACGATCGCGATGGCGGCGGACGCGGGCGCGTTCTGCAACACGCCCAGGGCGGACTCACCCGCGGCGCTCGCCAGCACGATCGCCGAGGAGCCGTCCAGCTTCACGAAGAGGTACTGGCCCGTGGTGCTCAGGTCCGCGCCCGCGGGGTAGAGGTAATCCGTGACGCCCTCGATGGCGTTGCGCGACGCGAGCCCGACCTCGACGGAGACGAGGCCCGAGGCGTCGACGCGGCGGACGATGCCCGCGGGCGGCCGGGCGCCGTCCAGCGAGATACGCGAAACGGTGTTGTCGTCGACGACGAAGCAGGGGCGGCCGATGTCGGCGTCCGTCACGGCGCCGGTGGTCGCGCTGTTGGTGAACATGAAGGCGCCGCGGCGGATCTCGGACAGGGTGACGGCGCCCGCCGCGCCCGCGGAGTTGTTGGCCTCGGCCTCGGCCACGCCGATCACGAAGAGCGTCGAGTCGGCGGACGCGGGGACGGCGTAGCCGGCGGGGTTCACCGCGACGAGCGAGCCGACGTAGAGGCGCGCAGCCGCGGCGAGCGGGAAGCCCCCCTGGAGTGCGCAGACGGCGTGGACGCCCTCGCGGGCGCGGGAAAAGTTGAGAGCGAGAGCGGTCATGGTGGTGATCTCCGGTGAGGGGCGGTGCGGGGGCTACGGTGCGAGCGATCAGCCCTGACGGGCGGCGCGCCTGGTGGCGTCGAGGCGCTTCGTGACGAGCATCGACGCCTCGGAGACGCCGACGCTCGCGCACCACGCCTTGTCCTCGGCGGTGAGGTCGATCGCCCCGGGGTCCGCGTCGACGGCGCCCGGGTCGACCGCACCGACCGCGCGCGGGGCGACGGCGGCGGGCATCGCGGGCAGCTTCGAGAGCACCCGGTCGAGGGCGGCGGGCGAGAGCGGCGCGAGGTCGCCCATGTACTCCGCGTCAGCCTCCATCGCGGGGGTGAAGGCGCCGCGCACGCGGTGCTTCGAGAGCACGTCGGCGCGGGCGGAGGCGATGGCCGCGGCGTCGCGGTCGGCGAGCTGCTGGCGCAGGGCGGTGAGCTCGACGGCCTGCGCGTCGACCTGGCCCGCGCGCTGGCGCAGGGTGGCGACGGTGGCGACGAGCTCGTCAACCGTGCTCGCGCCGGTGGCAGCGCAGAGCGCGGTGGTGATCTCGACGGCCTTCGTGGCGGTGGGGTCCATGGTGTTCGTCTTTCGGCTATCGGCCGCGAGATGCGCGGCGGTGGTGATGGCGTCGGCGAGCGTGCCGACCGCGTCGGCGAGGCCTCTGGTGACGGCGTCGGCGCCGTAGAAGCACGCGCCCTGGAGAGCGAGCGGGTCGCCCGCCTGGGGGCGACGCGCGGCGACGTGCGCCGCGAACATCTGCGCGAGCTCGTTGACCCTCGCGCGAACCCTCGCCACGCTGGCGTCGGTGAGCGCGACGTCCGGGTGCGGGTCGGCCTTGAGGTTGCCCGAGCGCACGACGCGGACGTCGAGGCCAATCTTCTCGTTCAGCGCCGTGCGGTCGTAGACCGTGGCGATGGTGCCGATGGAGCCGACCACGCCGTCGCTGGTGACGAGGATCTGGTCGGCGGCGCAGGCGAGGGCGTAGGCGGCGCTCGCGGCCATGGTGCCGGCGTGGGCCACGACGGGCTTGCCCGAGGCATCGGCGACGGCGCGCAGGGCGTGGCACGCGTCGAGGTTGCCCGCGGCCATGCCACCGGGGGAGTCCATCGACAGCACCAGCGCGCGGACCTTCGGGTCAGCGAGGGCGGCGGCGGCCCGCTCAACGATCGCGTCGTAGCCGTCCCACCACCAGCCGGCGCGGGTGTCGAGCGCGCCCACGACGTCGACCACGGCCACGTCGCCCGCCATGCGGTAGGGCTTCGGGCGGGCCTCGTCGTCGTAGAAGAAGCCGAAGGACGAGGGCTCGAAGTCGCGCGCAAGCGCGGCCTCGTCGATCGACAGAGCCTCGAAGGGCGCGCCGAAGCGCTTGGTGGGCGGCGGGGTGGTGCTCATGGTGCGGGGGCCTTCGTGATCGTGGTCGAGCGCAGGTGGACACCTGCTTTCGCCGCGTGGTGGGCGACGTCGACGTCGACGCCCAGGACCTCCCAGGCGGTGACGGCGGCGGCCTCTGCCGTCTGCGCCTCGGCGGCGGCCTTGCGGTCGGCTTCGGGTTCGGCGTCGATGCGGACGCGCGTGCGGGGTGCGCCGAGGTACGCCGCGCGGGGGTCGGCGACGGCGGCGGTGACGCACGCGGAAAGCCCGCGGGCCTGCGCCTCGACGACGGCCCGCGTGACGTTCTCGCCGGTGCTCGACGACGCGTTGGTGCCGACGCTGTTGTTCTGCGAGGTGAGGTCCTGGCCGAGGATCGCGAGGCGGATTTTCCCGCCGCCCGCCCTCATCAAGAACTCAAAGATTCGGTAGGCGTCGACCTGCGCCTGCACGAGCTCGACGTCGTAGCTCTCCTCCGCGGTGCGCCCCTTCGGGATGGGGATCACCGCGTTGCGGCCCATCGTGCGGAGCGAGCGAATGAACCCCTTGCCCTCGTCGCTCAAGCGCGCGCCGAGGGGCATGGACGCCTTCCAGATGGGCGAGCCGGTGACCTCGGCCGAGCGCGAGGCGTCGCCCGCCGCGTAGTCGCCGCGGAGGTACCACTGCGCCGTCGGGCGGATCGCGCCCCATAGCCAGGGGGCACGGTCCGAGCGCGGCGCGAAGAGCAGCCATTGCCCGTCGCCGGGCGTGATCGCGATGCGGCCGGCGGTGGCCGTGAGGACGTACCAGCGGCAGAAGAAGCGGTCGTACTCGACGGCGTGCGACGGCCACGGCTCGACGGTCTGCCGCATGGCGTGGTGCTCGTCGTGCCAGCGCCAGACGACCTGCGCGAGCCCGAACCCCATGAGAATCTCGTCGGTGGCGAGGTCGCAGGCGGCCCCGGGCGTGAGGATGCGCGCCCAGTCGGCCGCGAGCTCGTCGCGGGCTTCAAGGGCGCCGGGAGTGCCGTCCGCGGCGTCGAAGCACACCGGGTGCGAGAGCAGGGCCGTCAGCCGCTGCTGGAGGGCGCCGTAAATGTCCGGGTCGCGCCGCATGAGGTCGGCGAGGAGCCCGGAGCGGACGAAGATCCCCCGGTCGTGCTCGTCGAGCATCGCCCGCAGCGCCGCCACCGTGGTCGTGGCGAGCGGCTCCTGCTGCGAGGGCGTCGCGGGCGTGGCGCCGGTCCCAGGCGTGGGGTCGCCCTGGACGGCGCCGGGGAGCATGGCGACGTCAGGGGCGGCCGGCTTGGTGCCGCGCACGCGCTTCGGTGGAGGAGTGGGGGTCATTCGCGGCGGGAGAAGGTGTCGGCGTCGTCGTCATCGTCGTCGGAGCGTGGGGCGCGCCAGATGCCGCCGTCACGGCGGGGAGCGACGTCCCGCATCTCGGCGAAGATCGCGTCGGCGTCGTAGGTGTTCAGCCGGCCGCTCAGGTAGTTGAACGCGTCGGCGCCCGCGTCGACCTGATCGTCCGGGATGCCCCGCGTCGGGAAATCCTGGTGCTCTTCAATCCAGACGGCGTTCCAGTCGCCCCGCACGATGGCGACCTGGCCGTGCTCGACCTGCGAGGAGTGCCCGCTCGCGCGCAACACCTTCGAGCCCGTGGGCCGGTGCGTGCGAAGCGTGAAACCCGCGAGGCGTCGGGCGTACCCATCGCGCTGCTCGACGCCGGCTTGCCCGGGGTCCTGGGGGATCAGCACCGTGACGGCCGCGCCGTCCGCTTCGGCGGTCGCGCGCACCTTCGCGTGCACCTCGGCGGGGGTGCCGCGGAAGCGCACGACGTCAGCGGTGATCCACGGCTGAAGCGCCGTGGGGACGTGGACGGTGAGGACGCCGACGGTCCAGTCGCCGTCCGCAGTTGCCGCGAGGTCCCAGGAGCGGACGGCCGCGCGCCAGTCGCTCCGGGGCGGCGCCGCGTCGAGGATGCGCCACCATGGGCGCTGGAAATACAGCCCTCTGCCGGACTTGACGAGCCAGTCGCCGAGCTTCTTCTGCGCGCGGGTGACGCGGTCGAGGAGGTCGAGCTGGTAGAGATACTCGGGGTCGATGTTGGGGTTGTCGGTGCCGAGGGCGCGCACGAAGGTGCGGGGGAGCGCCCCGGGCGTGCCGCGCGGCACCACCATCCCATCGCCATCGGGATGCGCCTCGTCGCGCGCGAAGTGGAGCACCTCGCCGTACTCGGCCCGCGCGCCCTCGTACTCGGGCCGCGTGTCGAGCCACGGGGCGAAGCGCGCGAACACCCACTCGTGACCGACCCCGCCCGGGTTGGTGGCCCACCGGAGACGCGACCGCAGCCCCTTGGAGGAGCGGAGGCGAGAGGCCATGAAGATGTACTGCTCGCGGTAGAAACTCGTGAGCTCGTCAAAGGCGACGTACTGGAACTCCGCCGAGTCGAAGCGGCGATAGTCCGTCATCTCTGCCATGTGGCTGAAGCCGACCTGCGCGCCCGACGGGAAAGTCCAGACGTGGTCGGTCTTGTGCTCGACGCCGCCGAGGTGCGGGTAGAAGTCGCGGGCGCGGTCGATCAGGCTCTTCTTGAGTTCGTCGAAGGTGCGACGGAACAGAATCGCCCGGTACGACGGGTGATCGATGCCGTAGAGCGCATCGATCAGGAGCGCTTCGGACTTCCCGCCGCCGGCCGCGCCGCCGTACCCGCCCTCGAATCCGCCGTAGGTGAGGTACTGCTCCTGGGGCGCGCTATTCGGTCGCCACTGGCGCTGGGTCGTCGGGGGGGCTTCCATCGTCGTCGTCGGCGCGCTTGCGGGGCACGTAGAACGCCAGCATCGGGGCGCCGCCGCTGGTGACATCGGTGCGGTCGATCAGCGTCCCGGCAGCGCGCTGCTCGGCCACGGTGGCGTCGGCGCGAGCGCGGCGCAGGTCGGCGCGGGCGCGCTGCCGCTCCGAGCGGTGGGTGAGCAGCCGGTCCGCCGCGCGCCAGTCGCCGGCGTTCGCAGCCGTGCGCATGATGCTGGTGAGCGCGACGCTCGACGCGTGCATGGCCTGGTCGACCTCGCGAGCGAGCTGCGCGAAGCGGACGTCAGCGCCGTCAGCGTCGGCGCCCAGCTCGACGTAGCGGCGACCGGCCTTGAGCCAGTGGAGGAAGGTGCGCCACTCGACGCCCGCGAAGCCCACCGCGTCGCGCATCGACGAGCCCGCGCGCAGGGCCATGAGAACGTGCTCTCGCGCCGCGTCGGTGTAGGTCAGGGGCTGAGGCATGGGAGGAGCGTGCGAACGTGCGCGGCGATCGAGCGCATGAGGAGCGGAGGGACGCTGTTGCCGATGCGCTCGACGGCCTTCGATGCGCCCCCGATGAACTGGAACCCGTCAGGGAACGAGCCGACGCGAGCGCATTCGCGAGGCGTCATCTCGCGCTGATCGCCGACCGTAAACGACAGGATGGGAGGGCGCGACTTGACGACAGTGCAGCACGGGCGAAGCGGAGAGCGCCACTTGTTCTCGAAGTCTTCGTTGCGAACGCCCGCAAGGTGCGTCGGGCCGAAGCCTTCACGCACGCCAGCGAGGCCAGCGAGGCCAGCGAGGCCAGCGACGAGCGACACAGGCTCCGACCACCCGCTCGGGTGCGACGGCTCTGCCGCAACGTCGTCGCGAATGCCCACGAAGATCATGCGTTCGCGCTCCTGCGGCACGCCATAGAAGTGAGCGCCGAGAAGCCGCGCCTTGACGCGGTAGCCGCAAGTCTTGAGCGCGCGAAGGATCGCGGCGAACACCAGCTTGAAGTCGCCCTTCACCATCCCGCTGACGTTCTCCATGACGAACGCCCGGGGGCGCAGGCCGGAGAGCAGCCGCGTGTACTCGCGAAAGAGCTGGTTGCGCGAGTCGCCCACATCGCGCTTGCCCACTGTCGAGAAGCCCTGACAGGGCGGCGACCCATCGAACACGTCGAGCTCTCCGGGCGCGATAGCAGCGCGTTGCAGGCACTCCTCAACGGAAAGCTTGGCGATGTCGCCGTGGTAGAGAGGGACGGCGGGGAAGTTCAGTCGGAACGTCTCGGCGGCGTTCTGCTCCCACTCGACGGCGAGGAGTTCGCGGTAGCCCGCCATCGCGTAGCCAAGCGACGAACCACCGCAGCCGGCGAACGTGCTGATCACCGTCGGTGCGTTGGCAGCGCGGGGCGCGTGGGCCTGCGCCCAGGCGGCGTCGAGCAACGCCGGGTAGTCTGTGATCCGCTGGAGTCGCGGGGTCGCGCCGTCAGCCACGGGGCACCTTGCCGCCGCAGTGCGGGCAGTCGATCGAAGGCACGTCGGCCTCAACGCTCTCGTCGTACTCGCGCCCGTCCGGGTCGCCGCGGTAGGGCGGCGCGTCGCCGATGATCTCGTGTCGCTCGACGTCGCCCGACGCGGAGGTCGACGACGGAGGGGCGGCGGACAGCACAGCGTTCCCCGCGCCCTTGACCAGCGCGTCGAGGGCCGCGTCGTCGTACCCGATCTCTGCGAGCAGGTCGGTTCCGCGACCGAAGCCCGACAGCATCGCGAGAAGCGCCGCGGCGTCGTCGACGCCCTGGAGCCCCGTGGCGTTGTCGGCGACGGTCATCGCGTCGGCCTCGGCGTCGGACACGTCAACGAAGCGCACCGGCACCATCCCAGGGCCGGGGGCTGCGGGGTCGAAGCGATGCTCTGCGCCGCCGCGAGCCTCGCCGTCGAGCTCTAGGCCAGCGAGGATCAGGAGCGCCGCGGCGTGGCGGCCGTGGCCTGCGATGATCCGCCGCGAGCGGAGTTGCGCCACGATCGGAGCGCCCCAGGCGGTGCGGAGGATCGTGCGAGCGAGGCGGGTGACTTCGCCCCCGTGGGCGCGCGGGTTCTTGGCGTTGGGCCGCAGCTCGCTGACGTGGACGTAGACCGCGGCGGGTGCGGGCGCGGGGGGTGAAGCTTCGCGCGCCATCACGCAGCCACCGGCCAAAGCACGGCGCGCGCGGTCTGCCTCGCGCCGTTGCCGCCGACGACGTGCACAGTGGTCGTGCGCGGCATCGTCGGGTCATGCTGGCGCGCGGCCCAGCGCTCATAGAGCCGGGCGACGTGCCGC